TATAAAGGAGAGAATCCTGGAACATATTTTGAGTCTGAATTTGAAGCTGCAAAGATGTGGCTATATGTGAATGCAAAAGCAGGGTATATGAAATCTGGAGATTTGCAAAAAGCCTTTGATGCTGTTGATTCCTTTGAAAGTCTGTCTGTAGATCGTGGATATGATGATCATAAATTAGCTAAAGATGTTGAGAGACAAAGAGGGACAATAAGTTATGGAATGCCCGATGAGCTAGAAGTAAGGGATACCTATGAGAAAGGCTTCAGACAAGTTCCAGGTGCTTCTGGATTAACTGATAAGATTATAAAACTTACTCCTCAAGAATTGAAGGAGGAAAAGAATTTATTGGGTAAGGCTGTAAAGTGGGCAAACTCGCATAAGGAAGCTCTTGGATCAAATAAGCGTCTTGTCGTATCAGAGAGTTTGGATAATTACTATGTGTTGCAAACGACTGAAATGCGGGACGTTGGTGAGGGGACACAGCAATTTGATATAGAACCAAGGCTTACCCCAATACATAAAAAAGGTCCGCTGAATGAACGGGGAGATCGTACAAATCCTCCCCCTAGATCAAGTTTTGTATTTCTCCCAGATTCTGCTAAGACCGGAACTGCTGCTAAAGCTGCCCCTAAGGCAGAACCAAAGGCTGCTCCCAAACCTAAACCTAAACCTGCACCTAAAAAGAATTATTATGGTAATAATCCTAAATATGGCGAAGTTGAACCTGGAGCGCCTGTCTATTATTTGCTGGATAGTCCAAAAGATGCAGCAAGTTCAGGGGGTATGTATAAAGTAGGGACTGGTCCTAGATCAGATTTACCGGCAGGTAAGTGGTTGCCCGAAGAGAGAAAAAATTATGCCAAGTATGGTTCCAGAACTGCACCCCCTCCTCCTAAACCTAAAGTTGCCCCCGTGGTTCCTCAACATAAGGCCAAGGCAGGTGATCTAGCATCAAAGGCAAAAGTTGTTCATGAGCAAGGGGAAACTCGTCATGTACCAGAAATGCGTTGGGGAGTAATAGATCATGAGACAGGAAAAAGGACAAAGGTTAAAAAGAAAAGTTCACAACCAGATTTTGGTCCTAGAAAAGGCGGTCAGATTGGAAAAGCTAAAGGTTCCAAAAAGAAAATTCCTGCAAGTGGTCTTGAGCTTCCCGTTACTGGAGGTAAGGCAAAGCCCAATAGTATGACAGATGATGTTCCTCGTACTGCCAGAGCAGGAGATTTTGTAATTAACGCAAAGACTGTTGAATTGATGGGCGTTCCATTCTTCAGGAAGTTAATTCGCTCTGCCATTGCGAAGGCAAATAAGAAGGGCATGAAAGTTTCAAAGACATCAGTATCCAAAAAGGAAGGTGTGGATATCATGGTGCAAAATGGAGAGATTCGTATTCCACGCGAATTGGTTAAGATCATTGGTCTTAAAAAATTACGTGCATGGAATAACACAGGATTACGTGCTAGAGGTGAATCACCAATAGCAGCGTAAGAACAAGCGGCCACCTGATTTATATCGGCACCGCTAATTACCAAATAGGGCTACCCAAAGTTCTCACTTTGGCCCCACTAGGAGGTGCGTAATGACTGACACAGATACCGACAATGTAGAAGGAGGAGTAACTCAACCTACTCCATATCGAAACCCAAGCTATTTTATGGAACAAGCTTCTGAGCTTGAAGAAGAAGATCAGGATTCTCAAGAGACTGACACCGACGAAGAGGTTGAAGCTTCGGAGGCCACTCAAGAAGATGAGGATAACCCTGCTTCTGATGAGGAAGAAACATTTCTCGCCCGTAAAGACAAACCGCATAACTTCAAGAAGCGGTACGATGATCTTAAAAAACACTACGACAAGAAACTCGATCAGTGGAAATTGGAAAAGGGCAATTACGAAGAACGCCTGAAGACTGAGACTAGAAAATCTCAACTCAAACTTCCAAAGACTGAAGAGGAACTTGAAGTATTTAAGCAACAGTACCCAGATGTTTATGCAGTTGTTGAAACCGTCTCGCACATGCAAGCAGATGACAGAGTACGGATTGTTGAGAATAAAATCGAAGACCTCAAGAAGCAGGAACATGAGCTAATCGTACAAAACGCTGAACAGGAACTAGTTAACCTTCAGCCCGACTTTCCAAGCCTTAGGGAAGACGAAAAGTTTACCAAATGGTTAGCCGACCAACCTGAGAGTATATCTGATGGGATATACAAAAACCGCACCGATGCACGGTGGGCAGCTAGGGTTATCGATCTCTATAAAGCCGATACAGGGGTCAGAAAAAAATCTAAAACGAGGCGATCTGCGGCTGAAGCAGTTTCCAGAACTTCAAAAGGAACCCCACCTCCAGCAGATACAGATGAGCAAAGTTTTAGAGCATCCGACATAGCTAAAATGAAACCTTGGGAATTTGAGCAATACGAAGCTGAGATTGACAAGGCTCATAAAGAAGGTCGGGTTATTCAGGACTTATAACTCTAATATAAGGAGGCTGACATGGCTTTTCCAGCATCAGGCGGCTATTCCAATCTACCTAATGGTAATTGGTCCCCCGTCATTTACAGCCAAAAAGTCCTTAAATTTTTCCGCACAGCTTCGGTGGCAGAAGATATTACTAACACCGATTATGCGGGTGAAATTGAGAATTTTGGCGATACTGTTAAAATCATCGTTGAGCCGACTATTACTGTTAGCAGCTATACCCGTGGTTCTGTGGTAAGCCCACAAGACTTGCAGGATGATGTCATTTCGATGACCGTCGATCAGGCGAATGCTTTTGCGTTCAAGATTGATGACATTGAAGAGCGTCATTCTCATGTTAACTGGGAATCACTAGCCACTTCTGCCGGTGCTTATGCACTGAAGAATGAGTATGATCAGAACATTCTGTCATACATGGTTAGCAATGCTGGCACGACTGTCGGTTCTGATGGTTCAGGACAGGACGTTGGTTTCACAGGCTCTGAAATTGACCCGTTGAACATAATGGCTAACCACGCCAAGCGTCTTCATGCGAACGATGTTCCCGAAGAGAATCGCTTTTTTGTGGCAAGCCCAGAGTTCTACGAGCAATTGCAGCAAGCTAGTGCAAAACTGATGGACGCATCTGTTACGGGAGATGGTAAAACTGATCTTCGTAACGGTAAGGTTCATAATGGTAAGATTGCAGGTTTCACCTGTTACATGACCAACAATCTACCTGCCAGTTCTACTAGTAACTATTACAAAGTTTTATCAGGTCATATGTCTGGTGTAGCAAGTGCTAATCACATTGCTAAAACAGAACTTGTACGTGACCCAGATAGCTTTGCGGACGTAGTTCGTGGTCTGCATGTTTTTGGTCGCAAGGTTTTGCGTACCAAGGCTTTGCTGGTCGAACACGTTTTGATTGATTAAGAGGGAGATAAATCATGGCTACTTATGATCATACTACTGGTCAAGGTACGGCAGGACATCGCTCTCGTATGCGGTCAATGTACGTCCTTGAAAAGACTGTTGATATTGCTGCTGTCTGTTCAGCGGCTAGTATCTCTGCGTTAACTGCTGATGATATCATTCAAGTGTTGGATATCCCAGCAGAAGTATATTTGCTCCATGCAGGTGTAGAAGTTATTACTGCATTTAATGGAACTTCCCCTGTTGTTGACGTTGACTTTGCGGCTGGGGATGACTTTGTAGACGGCCAATCGGTTGCCTCTACGGGTTACAAAGCTGCTGGGTCTAATGGGCATGTAGACTATACTGCTGTTGCAACTTTTGCTAACAGGATTACAGCTACTGATACCCTTGATGTCAAAGTTGGTGCTGGTGCAAACGATGTTTCCACTGGCAAAATTCGGGTATATGCAATTCTTATTGATATTTCCGGTGTTGACGAGACTGATAGCCTACAGGCACAAACCCTGTAGTGTAATCTTGTGTTAGGGGGAGGGAAATTCCTTCCCCCTTTCACTAAATTATCAGGCTGCTTTTATAGAGCCTAAATCTTGCTGAAAAGGAGAACACTATGAATACCATGAATACAAGAGCGTTAACAAAAGATATTCGTCATATGTTTAACAAATTGTCAGTTGGCTTTGACGATTATTGGATTCCTACCACAGACAATATTGGGTATCCTCCGTACAATCTTATCGAAGAATCAAAGAACGTATATAGAATTGAAATGGCAGTCGCAGGATTTACCAAAGATTCTATTGAGATTTTTGAGGAAGACGCGAAACTAACTATTATTGGGAATGCTGAAAAAGAAGATGAACCAGGAGATATGCTTCATAAGGGATTGGCGCAACGTGCCTTCCGTCGTGAGTTTACTCTTGCACCTAACATAGAAGTGACAGAAGCCAAATTAGAAAATGGTGTATTGATTCTGAAATTCTTCAAAGAAGCTCACAAGAATAGAAAAGTAATAGCTATATCATAAATGCGGAGAAGCAAATGAATATATTCAAATTGAGTAAAGCAATTGCCCTTGCCGGGATAATTTTCTGTGCAGGAATTACGTCCTCTTTTGCAACAAACTGTGGTCCCCAGCATAGAGAAATGTTAGATACAGCAGTTCGTATCAATACCGCTGGTTCTGGTACAGTCCTGTATTCAAAACAGCATGAGGGTAAGTGGGAATCTTATATTCTTACGAACTACCATGTGATTAGTGATCAAATTACCATAAGAGAAATATGGGACGGCATGAAGGGTAAGAAGGTTAAGCGGGAAACTAGGGAACCTGTTACTGCATTCTGGTTTGACTATGTTCGTTGTTCTCGTTCTGTAGGTACTCGTGGACGTATAGCAGATATTGTTGCACATGATGAGCAACGAGACTTGGCCCTATTAAGATTACGGGATAATGAACGTGGAGTATCTCGTATAGCATATATGTTACCAGAAAAAGAGTCAC